AGACTAAATTATTGATAGTAAACGGACAAACATTAGTAAAATTACTATCAGCTACTGAAAAAAAATAACCGGGGTTTGCAGTATCGACACAAGTTAAGGATAAAGATCCAGTATTAATATACAGACGCAAAACACCAGAAAATTTTTTAACAAGACCTATATTGTTCATACAATCAAAAATATCTTTGAGTCGAATCACTGCTACATCATAAATAATACCATAATTTCCACTTATGGTATATGTTGATTTAAAATCATTTGTGGAAAGTATCGAAGGAGTTACAAGACCATTACCAACAGTAGTACTTGCATTAAAAATAGTATTATATCCAGTTTTTGTACTAGTTGTATCAACTACCTTTAATACTCGTTTGTTAATAGCTTCATTACAAACACCGACATTTTGAGCACCTCCTGAAACTCCTGTACCTGTTAACGCAGGTTGTGAAGTATGACCAAACGCTAAATTATTTGCAAGACCATTACCATTTGACCCGGCTACAGTTGAAGCAGCAAAGGTTCCTGTTGCATTTGTACCATTATAAACAGCACTAGAAGCAGTATCTAAAACATCAGAAAAACCAATAGCCGTACCAATACTTTTTAAATCATTTTGAGACATTTCAGATAGTAGCCTGATGTGAGTAAACGTTCCTAAAAAAGGTTGCGTCTCACTGATCGTCTTGCCATCAATTTGCAAATCTGCTTGATGGATTAGATGATGATAGCCACTTTTTAGCGTCTGAAGGGCCCATCCTGCTTTAGGAGGTGCTAAAATTCCTCCTGCTGTTGCAGTTGAAAGAGCACAAACCATCGTAATCGGAATTGTTATGAAAGCGTCCGTCGTATTAGTAAATTTGGAGCTGTTATAGAGTGATGACAAATCGAATTGTACCAAACTTTGAGACGCTGAGTAGACGCCAGAATTTTGATCATTGATATAAGTATTAGATTGTTTATCTAAAAAAGGAGTATATCCATCTAAATCCTGGGGTAAAGAACTTTTTTCAAAATCATAGTTGTCAGTATTCATTTTTATATATAATTGTATCTTAGATAATTTATTATAACAAAAATCTTTAAAGTTCTATATATTTTTATATATAATCTCTGGTAGAATAAAAAAGAAACCACCAGTTTTTTAAACATTAGTTTTTATTAAATATTATTACTTTTTATTAAATTTTTTATCTAAGCCTAGGATATATTATGACAGACAATTTTTATAAAAGCGAGATTGACAGAGAACTACTTTTGAATATTGAGATCCAAAAACAGAACTTAAAATCACTACCAGCAAAATTTAAGCCACAAAAGAAAGTTAATTCACCTGTAACAGAACAAATGATTGAAGATTATAAGAAACAATTTAGATCTTTATACAAAAGAGGCAAAGGAAACACAGCACAATTTTTTAAATTTCTAATCCCTGGAGCTGTACCAGATAGAGAAGAGGCAGATTATGTTAATGTTGTAAGAAAAGAATTGAATCAAGGCCAGATAAATGGCATTAATGGAGATTTAGATATAAAAAATGCTGAATATAAAAAATTACAGGATGATGTTTTAGAAAGTCTTGAATATAGGTTACAATTAAAAAAAGACATAAATAAAATACGTTCAATTAAAGATGAGAATATTAGAAGAAAAGCATATGAAGATTATAGTAAAGAAATAAAAGCGATTGAAAGATATTTAAATGTTGATTCTAAAATTGAAATTGAAAAAAAGTTAACAGAAATTAATGAATTAAAAAAAATACTTGAAGAAAATGATGAAAATAAATTATTTAATGAAAAATACTTTTATACAATTGCACAAAATAATAATAAAAAATTGTCAGAATATGCTGAAACTGTAAAAAGGATGAATGAAGGTCAAATTGATTTAACCCGAGGACAAGGAGAATCGGAACAGGATTATTATGATAGATTAGTTAATGTTGGAACAATTGGAGAAGATCTTACAATAATTCATTTATATAATTCCAATGAATTTAAACAAAATCTTAAAAAAATTGGAATATCTGAATGGAAAATTGAAAATATATCTAAATCATTTACAGATGATGATAAATTCTTATTTAATAAGACGGCTGAAGGATTCAAAAAATATATTAAAGAAGCTTATGGGTTAGGTAATATAAATTTAGAAGTTGATGAATATGTTTCATTAATTCAAAAATATCTTGATATCACTGATTTAAAAAAATATAAAAAACAGCCAGGAGAAGACGAAAAAGAAACCGAAACTAAAAATGAAGTTGAAACAGAAACTAAAAATGAAGGTGATTTATCAGAGGCGGAATTAAATGAGATATATGGAGATAATATTGAAGAACCAGATGATAAAAAAATATTTCGTCCAGTTTTCCCAGATGATGAAGGATCATCATCATTTGATACGAAAGAAGAACCACCAAAACCCCCATCAGAAGACGAAGGATCATCATCAAATGATAAAAAAGAAGAACTACCACCAGATTTACCAATAGGTCAAATACCTATTTTAGCACTTGATAAAAAATATAATATTCTTTCAGATGAAAAAGACAAATTAACTTTTATTAATACTGAAACTAAAAAAGAATTAATTATAATGATTGGTCCTAAGGTTGGAAATTCAGTAAATAAGGTATCTGTGTTATATCCTGGTTCATCATCATATATTCAATTTATTCCTTTAAAAAATAAACTTTCTTCTGATGCTTTTGATTTAAGAATATCAACTTTATTATCATATATATTTAATGACAATGAAGTAACTTATTTAAAAAATGTTATTAGATATTCATCAAACCCACGTAAAAAAAATACCCAAAATATTTCAATGACAGATTTTATTAATTTTTGTAAAAAGTTAATAACTAATCCACCAGATATAATTGATCCATTAACTGGAGAAGGGTTTAGAAAATCTAAAAAATCAAAACGTAAAAAGATTGTAGCACAAAAAGGAGCAAGTATTAAAGCAATTCCAAAACACGTTGAATTTGGTAAATTAATATTATTGTTAAACAAATTGGTTAATCAAAATATATTATCAATAAAAGATTCAAATGGGATTAATATCCCTGGTCTACCTAATCAAAAGGTTTCAGATAAATTTGTTCAATTGATTCAAAAGATTGTATCAGATGAAGACATTACATTGAAAGAAGTTGATGATCTAAATGAAAAAGATTCTATATTATATACAGTAATAATGAATAAAGCAGGATTAAAAAGAAAATTTAATGTTAACAACGTAAGAGCACTAGAAGCACTGAAAAACCGTTTAGAACTGGTTGAGGGTGAACTTGAAGCAGGAAATGATAATAAAGATATTGTAAAAGAATTGTATGAAATAGGTTATAAATTGGCATATCTGGGAGCTATCAAAGTGTCAGAGGCTAAGATACACTATAAACAAACAATTGATTTATTAAAAAATAATTAAATATAATTTAGAAAAATAATTTCTAAATTAGTAATATAATAAATGTATACTCCTGTAAGAATATCTAAACTAAGTGTTAATCAATTAAGAAAATTAAAAAAAGGTGAAAAAGTAATTATTAAGAAGGGTAATGATCAAACATTGAATTTAAGCAAAGAACAAGCCACTAAATTTGAAAGAAAATCTAAAGCCGGATCAGGTCTAACAATTATATTAGATCCTTATCAACAAGATGAGCTAAAAGGAAAACATTCTTCAAATGAATCTGATACGATGTTAGCTTGTCGTGATTTGGAATTAGATCAAGAAGGCGAGGGATTAAAGGACTTTGTCGGAAAAATCAAAAAAGCCAAAATCGGTAAGAAAATAATAGGATTTGCTAAAGACACTAAATTAGTTAAAAAAATCGGTAATGCTTTGATTGATAGAGCTGTTAAAACTATTGCCGGATCTGGTGTTGATTCAGGTGTTGATTCTGGTATTGTTCCTGAGCCAGCTAAGAAAAAACGCGGAAGACCTAAAAAGCCAGATGGTGGGGCACTTTTTCCTGCTGGTTATAATTCAGGAGGTCAAATAATGTCTACTGGTTCTGTAACTTCAGAAGTTGTTAAAAAGAAAAGAGGAAGACCTAAAAAAGGCGGGGCAATGTTCCCAGCTGGTCATTAACAAAATTTATTAATATATTACATTATATTATATTAATAAAATGTTAAACAATATTACTTCAAATACAGAATTATTAGAAATTCTAAAAAATTATAATATCAATATAAATGGTGTATTCGCTAAAGATCAGATTAAGAAACCTTTAAAAGACGGATTTTATATTATTAATTTAGATAACTCAGACGGAAAAGGCACGCACTGGACAGCATTATATAAAATTAATGACGCGTTTTCTCTCTATTGGGATTCTTTTGGATTTCCAGCGCCTGAGAATATAGAAAATATATTGTACAAATACGATTATAATAAAAAACAGATACAAGATATTGATTCAACTAGTTGCGGTTTTTATTGTGTGGCCTTCATTAAGTTTCTTAGTGATAAATCTGATAAGTTAACTGCGTTTAAAACGTTTTGTAATCTATTTGGAAAATCAACAACTGATAATGAATTTATATTGTACCAACTATTATACAGATAGGAAACCCGTAAAATTATGCCTTAAACGCTTTTCTTTAGGTCCCTTTAGATCTATTAAGAAAAAATTTAATCTTTCTAATGTTGAATACTTATATAAATCTTTAAATACCTTAGGATCTATATCATCCACATTATGATTCTTTATAATATTGTTTATACTAACGTTATCATTTAACTTGAAGATAATGAAATAATTTATATTACGCGTTATTGTTTTTGGTACGCTGACGTAATTCTGAGCTAATAAGAAAACAGTAAAACCAAATTTACGACCTGCAGTTAGATATTCTTGTATCTTAATCAAATCTTTTGCTTTCAAGTTGATAAAATCATCGAATATTATCAATTTTTCTTTATCTTTTTCATCGTCATCAAATTCCATTAAATAAGGTACATCTTTAATGTTATTATAAATTTCAAGTTCTGGGATCTTTTTTTGTAAATATTGATATAGTGGCTCTTCTCCTGTTGATCCAGTGTATAGAATAATTTTATAAAAGGAGTCATTTTTATAAGCTAAAAAAGACATTAGAGCGTTTGTTTTTCCTGTACCAGTTCCCCCGATTGCTAAGATCATTGAATTAGGTAGAATATGATGTTTATTAAAGTTCTTATCTAATTTGGTTTGATTTGGTAATTCGTCTTTTAATTTCTCATACCAATTAATTATTTTTTCTGATTTGAATTCTTTTTTTAATTCTTTTTTGATTGGTTTCATATAATTTTAAGTTAGATTATATTTATTAACTTATTCTGATAAATTCTATTCCTGTTGATACTATCGGCGCAGTTGCTAGAAAATCCATTATAAAAGTAAATGTGTATGTAGATGCAGAATTATACCTTAAAAACCCTCCGCCTGAATATGTATATGTTTCAGATGTTAAAAATCTTGTTGAAGTAATTACTGTATTACCACTATACATTGAAGGTTTTTGAAATAACCCACCGACGAATGAAGACGCAGAATATAAACCATATTGAAAACTTGTAACATTAAAATTAGCCTGTGGAACAATAGATAAATAATAATTAATTAGATAATTACCATTGTTTACCAAATTTGCTGTTGGTATTGGTGTATTCATAAAAGTACTTGGTAAAACTGGATTCGTCGGAGAACTAAAAAAAACTCCATTATATAAAGAATAACCAATCTCTTGACCTGTTGTATAAAGTAAACCGGGCATTCTGATTGGTCTATTAATATTAATAGTTTGAGTACTTGCCGAATTTCCAATATTAATTGAGTTTGCTCCGGTTGTAAGTGTTGCGATGTTAACAGCTCCAGTTCTACCCGCATTATTAGCAATTGATAGGGCTCCCGTCGTTTGATTTGCTCCTATATCTAAAACACCGCCGACCGTAGATGAATTTAAAGTAGTTGTTGATATTGCACCAGTTCCGGCACTTATTGTATTATTATTGGTATTAATAGTATTGGTAGTTAAAGGACGATTAATTGACACTGTTTGAGCACCTGAAGGATTACCGATTTCAATAGAACCAGATGTTGATGCATTTCCTATATTAATATTACCAGTTCTTAAACCATTTACACCGATATTTATTACTCCTGATGTCTGATTTGATCCTATATCAATACTTGTTGATACTGTACCAGAATTTAATACAGATGCGCCAGATGCTGAAAATATATTTGCAAATACTGTTCCAGAACCTGCATTTATATTATTATTATTAGTAGTTATACTATTTGTTGATAAAGGACGATTAATATTAACTGTTTGAGTTGAGGCAGAATTTCCGATATTAATTGCGTGTGTTCCTGTTGTAAGTGTCCCGATATTGATCGCTCCAGTTCTCCCAGAATTATTACCAATTGATAAAACTCCTGTGGTTTGATTTCCACCTATATTTAAAACAGAACCAGGAGCACTAGAATTGAAAGTTGATGATAAAATTGATCCACCAGATACAGAAGATGTTCCAGCTGTTATTGTGTTATTATTAGATGTTATAGTAGTACACGATAAGGCCCCGCCTGTTATTGATCCTGTTCCTGCTGATAATGATGTTCCTGTAATTGCTCCTGCTGTTGTTATTGATGCTGTTGTTGATGGTGTCGCGTTTTGTATCGTTAATCCTCTAGATTGTACAGATCCTGTTGTAGATATTAAACCAGAAGTACCTGATATTGATGTTCCTGTAATTGCTCCCCCGTTAATTGCTCCAGAAGTAGTTATTGTTCCTGTTCCTGCTGATAATGATGTTCCTGTAATTGCTCCCCCGTTAATTGCTCCAGAAGTAGTTATTGATCCTGTTCCTGCTGATAATGATGTTCCTGTAATTACTCCTGCTGTTGTTATTGATGCTGTCGTTGTTGGTGTTGCATTTTGTATTGTTAATCCTCTAGATTGTACAGATCCTGTTGTTTCTATTAAATTAGAATTTGCATTAATTGCGCCACTTGTTATATTACCACAATTAATAGTATTATTATTATTTTGAATAGATGTACATACTAGATCACCAGTATTAGAAATAGTAGCAATATCATTATTATTAACATCTTTTATTTTTAATGATATAGATTGCAATGATTTAGCTATTATATTTCCAGCACTTGAAATAGATGCTGATTCTGTATTAGATGTGTTTCTTATGCTTAATCCTCTGCTTTGTAAGTTTCCAGTTGTTTCTATTAAATTAGCATTTGCATTTATTGCGCCTGAATTAATTGTACCACTTGTTATATTTCCACAATTAACAGTATTATTGTTATTTTGAATAGTTGTACATACTAATGCACCTAAATTTGAAATCGTCGCAACATCTACGTTAGATACGTTTTTTATGCTTAATCCTCTACTTTGTAATGATCCAGTTGTTTGTATTAAATTAGAATTCGCATTTATTGACCCTGAATTAATTGAACCGCTTGTTATCGCCCCACAATTAAGAGTATTATTGTTATTTTGAATAGTTGTACATATCAACGGGCCTACAGTTAAATTACTAATATTTGTCTGAGTTCCAGAAACATTTGATATTAAATTTGGATTCGAATAATTAACATAATCTGTAATAACAGTTGGAGGAGTTACCCACTGAGTATTTCTTGAACTATTACTAACCAATTGTAATATACTTTTAGGATTTGCTTCAAATGTATTAGTTGGCAAATTAAATTGATTATTTATCGTATCATTTTGCCCGATACTTGTTAATGTTAAAGAAGTAATATCTGTAGGAATATAATTAACATTTGATATCAGTTTTTTATTAGTTGGATTGTAATTGACATAATCCTTTAAGCTCTTGTCTATTTGTGTGTTGTAAAAGCTACTATTAAAAAACACTGTTTTTTCAAATTTTGGTTTAGCCTGAGTTGTCATATAATAATATATAAGATTATTATATAAAAATATTTATCCTTTTTCCAGATATATTGATTTAACCAATTCTTACAACTCTTGCAATTGAAGTTAAATTTAAACTACCACCACTAAAATCATAACTAACAGTTAGTCTTACTGCACCAGCTGTACTACTTACCTGAAGGATTCCACAGTTATTATCAACAAGTGGTATAGTTGGATTATGATTTTTTGATGATACTTGCGCTGTATAAATATTTGATTGAATAATACTGAACGTATTAGAATCCCTTGTTAATCCGTGTCTAGTGGAATTATATGATAAAGAACTAGCTGATGAATGTGTAATTGCATAATATACCATATATATACCTACTGGTAGTGTCGTTATGGTTAAAAGTGTTAAAATCTGTCCTGATGTAATTGCTGTACTTATACTATCATCGAGTTGAGAACTTCCTAATATATTCATATTGTTAGGTATATTTACATTATAATTCAGTGTCAAGGGTTTATTTAAATTAATTGTTTGAGATCCACCTCCTGAAATAGTTTGAGATCCTCCTAAATTAATAGTTTGAGTTCCAGATGTTATAGAGGCTGATCCAACATTTATAGTCTGAGACAATCCTGTTGTTAATCCTGTACCAATGTTTATTGGTCCTACTCTAGAGCTGTTATTTCCAATATTCAAAGTAGCACCAGCATTAACCTGATTTCCTCCAATATTTATTAATGCATTTACCGCCGATGAATTTATAGTCGTTGCCGCTATTGTTGCAATTGTTGCGGTTCCTGTAAATATTGAAGGGGATATAACATTAACTACAGACGGTACTGACGTATCACCTACGTTAATTGTTTTTGAATTTAAATTTAATGTTTGTTCATTTGTTGTATTATTACCAATATTAATTATATTTGTCGCTGTACTAGAAACAGTATTTATATTAAGTGTATCAGTAGCATTAAGAGGCTCGATTGAATTAGATGATAAACCCGCGGAAAATGTTATTAATCCTGATGATGTGTCAGATGTAGTTTTTCTTAAATATCTTAAATCTGCTTGATCTTGTGTAAATCCTGTTGTATCTTCATCTTGATAATAATAAGAATTGAAAATATCTGAAAAAAATTTAGGTGGTTTCGATGTTGTCATTTATAATTATATATTAGATTATATTATAAATATTATAATCTAATATATAATTATATAAAAAAATGTCTTCAAATACTCTTATTTTAAATGCTAGTAATATCATTGGTATTAATAATAATACATTTCAGTATAAATTTATTAATTCTGGTTTTACCATCCCAGAAGGTGCCGAAATTTCCGTAAGTTCAATTCAAATACCTTACTCATTTTATAATGTAAGTAATTTTTATCAAAATAGAAATTTTCGTATTGTGTGGCCAGTTGGTGCAGGTTCTCAAAATTTTGATGTTGTTCTCGATGAAGGGTTTTATACTGTTAATGATATTCAAAACTTTATTGAAAATTTTTGTATTAAAAATAGTCTTTATTTCATTGATGCAAATGGCGATTATGTTTATTTTCTGTATTTGGCTTATAATACAACAGCATATAAAATTCAGTTAATTTCATCTTTTGTTCCTACGTCTGTACCCGTCGGAAGTTTAAAACCTACAGGATTTCCAGCTCTACCGACTACAGCATCAACACCTTTATTTCAAGTTCTAGATAATAGATTTGGTTCTTTATTGGGTTTTAACGTCGGAACGTATCCGGCTGTTTTCCAGAGTTCACAATATGATAAAGTTTCTGATTATACTCCTAAAGGATCCAATATTAATTCTATAGTTGTTCGCTGTAATTGTTGTGAGAATTCAGTTACAATGCCATCTGATATTTTAGATTCTTTTGGAATTCCAGCCGGTTCAACTTTTGGAGCAAATATTAATTATGAACCAAGTTTTCAAAAATGGGTCACGATTAGATCAGGAAATTATAGTTCTATGATTATCACTCTACAAGATCAAGATTTTTCAGATATTAAAATATTAGATCCAAATAGTATAATTACACTCATTATCAAATATCCTAAGAAATAATTATCTTATGATATAATATAATATATAAGATGAGAATAATGAAAATTAACCCTAAATTTAAGGGAGGTATGATTAAAGGAATGTCAGGCCTTAGACCTATTATGCGACGTAGTATGCGTGGAGCTGGTGCTAGTGTCGTAAGGCCTCTAGTTGGACAATTTAAACAAATATCCCTAAATTCACCCGTTAAGATGGTTCCTGTTAGTTCTGAATCTGAAGGTGCAGGAGTCAAACCTAAACAAACGTACAGAAAACTTAAATTTTCTATCTAAGTATTTTATTTAATTTAATAATATTATTAAATTAAATTTTACCACAATATATTATTAGACCAAAATGAAGGACTATCTTTATTATTTATAACATATTCTCCTTTTTTATTTTTGATCTTTGAATGTCTCTTAAACCAATTATCTTTTTTCTTTTTGTCTTTGTGATCTAGAAATGTAGAACCATTCTTTGAACCGAAATTTATAACTTTATCATTATATACGACGTAAAAACGTTTAGTTTTAATTTTTGATTCTCCAAAGTCTGACGCCCCTAACTTTAAGGCCTTATTGTACAAAATATCCATTATATTATTATATAACAAATTATTCTATTTTAATTAATCTTTCAATTGGTATATAATAATATAAATTATTTTCTGGTCTTCCTCTGTCGTATCTCCCACCTTTTTTTATTTCGAATGTTTCCGTTTTATCATACTTATAATAATAATTACCGTCTGTAAATTGAAATATAAAATAAACATCTTTGATCTGTTTCTGAGCGTGTAATATTTTTGTATATCCTATCATCGTTGTTGTATAATCAGTACTTAAATTACGTCTGGTTTTTATTTCAAAAAATGCTGTTTCCCCCTCGTAATCAAACTTATTAAATTTTGATAATTTAATTAATGTATTTTGTTTGAAATATAATTGTATATAATCTTCTGATTTGATTTCATTTTCTAGGCCGAAATCTTCATCTATTTTGTATTTATTCATATATAATTAAATAATATATTTATAATTAATATATTATCTTATAATATATTAATTATGTCTAATTGGATTAATTTTGTTAAATCATATGCAGATAAAAATAACTTAAATTATAAAGATGCGATGACCTCCGGAAAATGTAAAGAAGAATATCAAAAAAGTAAAAGTAAAATTAAAGGTGGATATTTGCCTCCTACATTAAAAACAGCAAAAGCCGTTTTATTTGGTCGTAATGATCTTCCGCCTAAAGTTCGTAATATTTTAAAAAAACTAGGTGATCAAGTCATTGTATCTTATTCTTTAAAACGCGCTCCGGTTTCTTCATTGCTTAGATCTGCTTTAAGTGCTGTTTCATTTGGTGAATTTAATAAACGATTTAAAGAATCTGAATATGATGATCTATTTCATTTATATTTAGAATTAACAACACAAAACAACATTAAATTAAATATTGAAAAAAATGAAGTTATTAATTTTGAATTATCACCAAAAGCTAGACCTAAAGAAGAAGTAAAAGATATTATTGATTTTCCTAGTGGTCTAACACTAAATGAATTAATGAATAATACTAAAGAATTAATGGGCCAATCTAATTTTATAAATTATTCAGCAAATAATAATAATTGTCAAGATTTTATTTTAAGTGTATTGGATGCCAATAACATCGGCGATGAATCAGATAAAGAATTTGTTAAACAAGATACGGCGTTTTTATTTGATAATCTTCCTTATTTAAGAAAAATTTCAAATACTGTAACCACGATCGGGGCGCGTGCTAATGTTATTACCACCGGCGCCGGAAATAAAAAAACAAAGAAATAAATACACTTAAAGAAATAATATATAATATATATATTATTAAAACATCCACCACCTCGCCCAGATGCTGTCCCATCTTGTGAATAAAAAGAGAAATAAATTTAAGGTCACGATCTTTAATCATTCGATCATATACCAACCCTCTATATTTATTATATGATAACATTCTATTTTACGCCTCTTTTGTTTTGTAATTAATTAAGCGCGAAGGCGCGCGCTTAAGTAATCCCAAAACAAAAACTTTGATTAAATTCATCTTATTATTTTAATTATATTATCCCATCAAATGATTTATATTGTTTTTTCATTCTATGATGTCATTCTATTTTTCGCCTTTTATGTTTTGTAATTAATTAAGCGCGAAGGCGCGCGCTTAAGTAATCCCAAAACAAAAAAATATATGATTCCATCAAATGA